GAACGTTGCTTATGACTGAATTAAGCAACGAGCAAAAAAGCAGGTGATGTGATTTTGTTCACATCAGATGCGTCCTCCTCGGAGGCACCTTCGGGTGACCTGCCGCAGGATGGACAGTCCCAGCGTATGTCGCTGGGGGGGTCGGACTATGTGTCCGGCCAAGACGGTGCGCCAAGCCATGACAATGGCTCTGGCGCCGAAAGTGATCCGACTGTGTGTCGGGTCGAAGATGGACCTGATGGCGCCAGCCAGAAGGTCGCGGACAAGCCCGCTGCTGGCCTAGCCAGCGTTAGTGGGGACGTTTTGTCGTCCCCTGCAGATGTGGGTGATGGCGCCCAAATGGCCCAGCCCAAGTCCCTTCTCGACAGATTTGCCGAGACGCCACTGGCACGATCATTGGCCAGTGGTGCCAGCAAGCTGCGCAACAGCGTGGCCAATGCTGCGACCCGCCTTGTAACCAGCGGGGACTTCGTGATTAGGGCGAGTACGCCGCTGGCCAAGGGCTGGACAGACCACGCCAAGAAGCGCCTTGCGGACTGGAAGTTGGACAAGGACCCTCAGGCCCTTGTTGCGCTCGGCCAGTTACACAACGCCGAGAAAGCGGGTGCTACTTATGCATCCTTCGCTTCCACAGCCCGCGGCACGATGCACTGCGCCTGGGGCAGCAATACGCCCATCACGGATGATTTGGCTCGCTACATAGAAAAGGAGCCCCTAATGCATCTGCTCAGGGTGGCGGGTGAGACAACCGCTCTCGCCTTCACTAAGGACAACGCGGTGTGGATGGGCTCAGACCCAGTCTACTACCTACCCTTTATAAGGGCGAACGCGCCATTAACCGGCATTTTTGTTACCGGTGTTCATATGTCGCGTCCCGTTGTCATCCTCAGTGACTGGCGGAGCTACACCTTCCGCCTCCAGAGCGATAAGCACGAATGCGTCAGTCGGAAATTCACTGACCGTGACACGCTCAACTGCCTTGTCACGTACGTGATTGAAGGAGAGGCCCAGTACAACATAGATGTCTACAATGGCCTGCTCAAGAACACCATTGACTGTGGCCTGCGCGCGGTGCGTGCACAGGTGTACTTCACCGCCCCACCGCCGGGACTCGCCAAATTCTGGGACAGGTGCAAAAGGGCCAGCAAGATGCTGGTCTACGACCCTCCCAAGCAGGCCAAAGAGCTCAAGCGGCGCTACCACAACGCCAGCATCACTACGGGGAACCACAAGTACTACGTCAACCCCGCTAACGTGTCCCACGCCCATGGGCTAGGCATCGCACGTGCACTCGCGCAAGCGATTCCTGCCATGCATGGCGATAAGGATGACGCGGAGGTCATGGAGATGGCCAAGTTGGGCGGTATCAATCCCGTCGACTATGGCCAGGACACAACGGTGGTGCATGTCTACACCGGCAACGACGGTTCCATGTATGACAGGGCAGCTAGCATCATTGATGCCCTGAATGACTACTTCGCCGACTATGATGGCAGCGTGGCGCTGTCCCTCTTCTGCTGCGGAGTCTTCAACGGCGACGTGCGCAGGAGCGTGGCTCTGCTATCCAAGGTCAAGTTCAACTATGACCTGTACGAGCTCAGTAAGGAGACATACGACGAGATGATGGACCTACTCGAAGGTAGGAAGGTGACCGCTAAACGTCCGGCCGCCACCTTTGCGTCGCAGGACGAAAACAAGGCCAACATGGCCGGCGAGGCTGCTGCAGGTACAGGTGGCGCTAGGACACCTGAGCCAGCTGAGAAGACAACGACAGTTGTGCCGGGAATGCCGCAGAAACCCCCTGAGCCCATGCTCAGCTTTCTGCCCGCTGGACTCCAACGCATACTGGACTGTCAAGACGGCATGGACATGGCCAACGCGTTCATGGCCTGGTTGAAGCCCATAATGCTCACCGACTGCGTGACATCCTGCATGCTAGACCCCTCGCCGCTCAACATCGGAGTGCAATGCCTAAAAGTTCTGGAAGCATGGGAGATCACCAGCACCTATGCAAGGGAGTTCGTCGGCATGGCCGTCGACTTCTTCACCGGGCCAGAGCCCGGATTCGTCACTCAGGCCGGCTTTGTCGACGATGAGTTGGTCAGGCGTTTTTCGGCTAGCAATAAGAACATGCTAGCGGGCTCAGCAGTTGCCGTTGCCCTCACCGGCGCGGTAAGCTTAATGGGCTTCCAGAAGGGCAAGGACCTGAAGAGTACCCTGACAAAGAGCCTCAGCGGCATCAAGACCTTCATGGTTGACGCCAGAGAGACAGCGAAGATGATCCCTCAGGTCATCAACATGGTGCTCTTGGAGCTCACTGATCTCTGCGTGGTGGACCCCATAGAGAGTAGCAACTCGCTGCTTTGCAAGGATCTCCTCGCCGTGCAGAAGACTCTGAGCAACATGAACGCCTGCGTCAGATCAAATCCGCTGCTAGTCATGAAGCAGAGCTACGCCCTAGGGCAGGCCATAAACCTGTTGGACCGATACCAGCTGCAGCTGGCGAACATAAGCGGCAAACTAGAACCCGGCATCATGGAGACCTTTAAGTCCGCCGTCCAGGAGTGCACCCGCCTAAGGAATGCCATGGAAGGCATCATGGCAGCTGCCGCGAAGAGACCGAAGCCTGCGGCAATCCTCATCATCGGTAAGCCGGGCACCGGCAAGACTCGCCTCACAGAGCTGCTTGGTGAGACGCTCTGCAAGGAATATGGCCTGTCTGGTGACAGCAGGTTTGAAGTGCCGACTGAGGAGAGGAAATGGGACGGCTACAACAACCAGTTCACCGTCAGCATGCAGGATGCCTTCAACAACCCTGATGCCCGTGAGTGGGCCAGGCTGCAGCGCATGGTTGACTCTGCCATATACCCACTCGATGCCGACATGATTGAGTCCAAGAAGATGACCTTCAACTCACAAGTCGTCTTCGTCACCACCAACAATGACAACCCGTTCACCAGAGAAATGCTGGGAGGCGTCTGCGAGGGGGCCATGGCCCGTAGATTCGGCCAGGTCCTCCTCGTTGAAAACGAGCTGGCCCACCAGCTTCATATGGACGACAAGACAGTGCCACTGGAGGTCTGGGCCGAGACAAAGATGTCCTGGCTCGCGCCTGGTGCATCCGGCACGGATGGTGCCAGTGCCATTCCTGGCATTGGCAATGTGAAGATCCAGACGAGCTATAATGACGTTCTCAACGTGCTGCGTCGGAAGATTGATACCAACTGGGAGGACTTCCTGCAAAAGATGCCCATCGAGTACAAGCAGGCCTACGAGGGCAATCCGACGAGGATAACGGGCGTGCTGACTCAAGCAGGCGCCCGATGCAGATTCATCCTGCTGGTAGGGCCTCCGGGCTGTGGAAAGAGCAGCGTTCTGAAGCTACTGTCCAAGTTGCAGTGCATTGATGAAGTCACCACTGAGGACTCAAGAATGGACGATTTTCTCAAGAACAGGGACGATGGCCGCGTGGTAGTGGCCGCCTGCAACTCCAGCCAATGGGATGAGAAATTCACTGCCTGGCTCAGGCGCACTGGTGAGGACAGGGAGGCCATTGAGAGCCGTCTCCATATCATCCGGTTCGCCTTCAAGAAGAAGACATGGCTGGCATATTACAACTTCACGGACATGATAAGTGCCAAGGATAGGGACGTCATAGTCCGCGTGAACCATCAGGGCATGGACGTGAACCTCAGTGAGGCACACACGTACGTGGAAGGAATTGCAGCCAAGCCGAACATCGTTTCAGACTACATACCAAGCCTCAACACCAACGACGCTGACACCATAGCAGCCATGCAGGCGGCTGTGGCCTTGCCATTCGACCTACCGGCATTGACCAAGGAGATGACCATCGCCGACGGCCTTAAAATCATGGCCTCCGTCGCGAAGAATGGCGGACTGTCCGACCAGCTGAAGAAGGTGGCCAATGCAGTGGCTGAGCGAGTCAGTGCCCTAAGTTCCTGCACTCTTGAGGAGTGCCTGATGTACATCCTGAAAACTGGCCAGTTGGGCACCGAATCGCTCCTCGTCACCGTCAAGGCTGGCAAGGATAAGCTGCTGCTCTGCGTCATAGATGGCAGCCCCTGCCTGTACAAGCTTGTCACAACGAAGTCCACTATCAGGCTTGTAAATGATCAATTCGTCAGCGATGATCCAAACTGCGAGCCCCTGTTGGCCGGCATCAATGCGCTAAAGAAGCTTGACGTCAAGCAGCTTGGTGCAACATTTGTCAAAGCACAGCACGTGTTGAAGAAGACACCGAGCAAATGGCTGAAGGTAGTCAATGCCGCAATGGGTGCGGCCACGTTCGCTTTCAGCGCCATCGGCGTCGGCCTCGTGATTAAGAACTACCGCGACAAGCGGGAGCTCAGGGGCGTGCCCAAGGTGCTCTCTGTGTCAGCGTCCAGGCAGGAAGGTGAAAACGTCATAAAAGTCACCTACGAGGCCCAGGCTGGAGCCAGGAAGCTGAAGGCGGGCACCATGCCGCACATCCAAATGACACCACAGCAGTATGATGACGTCGTGTCTTACATCACGAAGAAATATGGAGGCGACGCTAAGCTGAATGCCCCCCTCATGCATGAGGCCTGGGATGCCACGGCTCGAGACGCCAGCGGGAAGCCCCTCGCCAAGGTGCTCAAATACGCTGAGTACGACCCTAGGGCCGTCGACCTGGCAAAGACCGCCAAGGCCGACAAAAGAGCTGGCAAACTCGTTACCACCTATACCAGTATGGCCGACGCACTTAAGATCCGTTCCAGAGGCGGAGGCAAGGGCATCAAGCAAACCGTGACCGCCGCCCTCAGTGATGAGGACTATAGTACGGGCGTGACGGTGTTCCGCAAGGGCACCGTTGGCTATGATACCGAGCCACTGGACACCACGGCCCTCCAGCCCATAGAGTGGAAGTCACACTACGGCGATTACACCCAGAGGCTGCCAGACAACTTCTTTGAGGCCGAGGCCGGTGAGCGGAACTTAGCTGATATAGTCAAGCAGATTGTCACCGTCAAGGACGATAAAGGCATCATCTTCACCAGAGGTGTCATATTGAAGGATGGCCAGGCTGTAATCAACAGGCATGCTGCCGCCAAGGCGTCGGTTGTTTGCCATAACGGCCGGGAATACCCCATCAGGAGAAAGTACATGGCAACGGCGGAGCACGACCTCGCGTTTGTCACCATCGAACCTAGCAAGGCCGTTGACATCTCGGCCCTTGTGCTGGACGCCAAACAGGCTGAGGACCTAGTCAGTGGCATGGCCGTCCTTGTCACCAAGGAGGGCAACATACCTGCCGCAGCCAAAGTGGCACAGGCTCGGTTCGTCACTAGCGAGATGACTGATCCTGATGGAAAGAAATGGGCAACCCGCGGCATCGCATTTGTCCTAGCAGCCAAGCCTGCGATAAAGAGCCTCAGCACCATGGCCAACCTCACAGACACAGCCGTCGGTACATGTGGCTCTCCCATTGTGCTCCTGCACTCTGGTGTCTGGCGCATCGCCGGCATCCATGCTGGCGCCAAGGGTGAGGAGAAGATGGCACAGATGCTACACTCTGGACTCATGCCCAAGGAGGGATTCAAGACAGAATCACGGCATGTTTATTCAACCAGCCTGCCCAGTGCAACGGTCCGTACGGCTCCAAACTGCTACTTCCACAATGCCAGCAGTTGTCTCTGGCGAACGGGCATGTTCAAGAGGAAGAGCGGCATGGTCCCTGCAGTTCTCGGCGGCACCGATACCAGGCGTGGCCCAATGTCGGCAGTAGAGGTCCTCACTATAGAGTTGAACAAGTACTGCGCCAAGCGCACAGCTGCTTGGCCTGAGGAACTCTTGGCAACTACGGTTGACTACTGGCGGCAGTTCTACTCCGAGATCCTTGCCGGACATGATTGCAAGCCCACCACGCTTGAGCAGGCCGTAAGGCATGTGCACGTGGAGGGGGGCATTGGCTACCCGTTCAACATCAGGGTGGATGGAAGAAAGTCGTTCACCAGAGCCGACTGCATGGAGACGGATGAGAAGGAAGGCACCACGTGGAGGGACACAGAGCAGGCCCGCATGCTCTTGGAGTACACACGGTATCGGCGTGACCAGTTGAAGAAGGGGCCCATAGAGGTCGTCTACACAGCCAACGGAAAGGACGAGCTTCTCAAGGAGGCGAAGGCTCTGGAGAAAACGCGGCTCATCCTCGGGAGCCCAACTGACATCGTGCTGATCAGCAACGAATTCAACAAGGCCATGTATGCCGCCCTGGATGAGGAGGTCGGCAAACATCCGATCTGCGTTGGCATCAACCCCAACAGTAGGATCATGAGCCGTGTTGCTTCCGACATAAAGAGGCGCCAGCACTACTTTGACATGGATTTCAGCGGCTGGGA